TGAGAACGAGTGTCTCCGGATTGGGGTTGACCCCAGCGAACTCCGCGTTCTCGGCACGCTGAAAATCAAGCTCAACAGCTTCTAATCCCCCTAACCAAAGCCCGGCAGTTCAACACGCTGCCGGGCGACAATGGAGAATGACATGGAAGAAATGACCGACTTCCGCGCCGAAGAGCAGGAAGAGTGCGAGGTCGCTACCAGCACTCGTTTTAACGAAAGCGAGCAGCGCCGGATCATTGCGCTGGACATGGCAATCAGGGTCCGCGGCGACATGCCCGACGATGAGAGTATCGTCAAAACTTCCCGCGCTTTCGAAGCTTTCCTCAAGGGAGACTGACAATGACGGAATTCATCAAAGCCTACCGATTCTGGATCGCGCTCGCGCTCGCCTTGATCGTTGGTGCCATAATCTTCGGCGCTCTTGAATATCGTGATGCAGTGGCGAGCATACTGCCGGGCGGTGAAGGAACCGGAGGAGAACGCTGATGTCCAAAGACGAAGCCGCAATCGAAGCTGAAATCCAGGCGAAGAACCTGAACGCGCCCCGGCTGACCCCGGATCATATCGACTCCCGGATCATTGCCGAGCAGTTCCATGTCTTCCCCGGTACGACGATGACCGTTTGCTGCCTTACGCTGAAAAACGGTTTTCAGGTGATCGGCGAGAGCGCCGCAGCATCGCCCGAAAACTTCGACGCAGAGATCGGGCAGAAGATCGCACGTTCAAACGCCCGTGACAAGATATGGGCGCTGGAAGGCTATCTGCTGAAGAATAGGCTGGCTGAACAAGCAAAGCTGAACACCAGCGTCTGAAAAAGCGAAAGCCGGGCTATTGGCGGGCAGGCCAATCCCGGCTGTGTAGTCCCCTCTTGTGAGCGTCCCCCTGCGTAATGCCGTAGCGAATTGTGAAAGTTGCGTTCCGAGTAACGATCTTAGAGGCTCATCATGAACTACGTCAAGCTTGCTTGGGCGTTTGTGTTGATAATGGTGCTCGTTTCCGCAGCCTTCAACTTCATCTTCGGATGGCGGATTGGCGTTAATTCTCACACGATCACGTCCTTTTTCCACGACGGGTATGCTTACGGCGCATTATCCGTCGCGTCCGACGGTATGAAGATATGCCTTGGTGTTCTTGCCATCCAGATCATCCGCGCCAGACACATTCCGTTGTGGTGGCGTTTGCCGGCAACGGCGGCCTGCATGGGCCTGTTTGCGCTGGCGACAGTCTACTCGCTCAATTCTGCGTTCGGCTCCATTGCAACCAATCGGACCGATATGGCCGGACTGCGCGAGGCCAAGGCGACCAGTTACGGCACGCTCGAAAAGGAGCTTGAACAGCTTCTCAAACAGCAAAGCTGGCTGAGCGACCATCGCCCTACGGATACCATCAAGGCCGATCTTGCCGGAAAGCGTCAGGATCTCCTGTGGGACCGCACCGCGTCGTGCACGGATGCGACGGTTCCGGAATCCCGCTCCTTCTGCCAAAACTATCAGGGCTTGAAGGCGGAATTGGGGACAGCGAAGCGCGGCGAAGAGCTTGCCGGAAAGATCGAGACGAAGCGCATCGAACTTCAGGCCATTGGCGGCAAGGTCAAGGCTGATCCTCATGCCGAGTTTCTGAACCAGCTTTCCGGCTACGACGAGGCAACCATCGTACTGGCATGGCTGATCATCGTGGCGCTGCTGATCGAGTGCGGATCGACATTCGGTCCGATCGTTCTCTACTTCGCACGGATGGCCGTTGAGGGGCAGCAGACAGCCTCGCAGGCGGACGTTTTGCCGGAAAGCCCCGAAGTACCGGAGCTTATCCCCGAAGCCGTAGAGACGCTTCCTGACGGGCCTAAGCCGCCATCTCCGCCACCGACACGCTTTTCCGGCAAAAGTCTAGCCTTGGGGCCATTTGCGCGCCGGATCTTGCCGGAAAGCGAAGAGGATGAGGAAGCCGACACAGATAATGAAAAGGTCCACGTCCTCCGGCCGGAAACCATCGACGACCTTACCGGCAAATGGATGACCGCACGAGCCGTCACAGTGCCGGTAAATCTCGGGATGCAGGCCAGCTATCTCTATGAGGACTACAGCGACTTTTGCCGGAAAGAACTGGAGATCGAACCAGTCAGCAATGCGCATTTCGGCCGCTCGGTCAAACGACTGCACGTCAAGCGGCAGAAGGTCAACGGCGTACTGCGTTACGGGCTGAAGCTTCAGAAAATGGAGGTGGCGCTTGCGCAAGATCGCGCCGCCTAAGCCGTACTGAAGGCTGAGGGGCTGACAGTACGGCAGATGTTCGGTGGCCGGTGAGGGAACCGGCCATCCGAGGATCTGAAATCTGGTGAAGAGCTGAGGGGCTTCTGGCAACCCGCCCCGAGGGCAAACGGCTCAAGAGAATGAGCCACAACATTTAGCGGTGGCGAGGAGGCCACGTTCAAATGCAGAACTTACATAGCGCTGAATTGCGTCAAGATCAAGAACCATATCTTGACAGTAACATCCTAGACGACGCGCTGCTCGACGCCAGGATCATCCCATCCCCGGACTACGAGCGCCGGAGCACATCAGCATGGCAGGCGAAGCTCAACGCCGCGCCGACCGCGCGCGACAACCGCCGCACCATCATCCGTGACTGGCTCGATGAAATCTACGACGCCGACCACGCCATTTATCTCTTTCGTCTCTTCAAGCTCCATATAGGCTCGTACAGGGGCAGTTCTTACGAGCTGATGGCTCATGCCGCCGTCACCGAGTTCGGCGCTGTAGCGCTTCCTGAGCGCGTTACAGCCCCTATCCCGTCCGTCTCTCGGTCTGACCCCTTCCAGCCTGTAAGCCAGGGGAGGGGCGTATGACACTCCGGGTTTTAATCGGCTGCGAATTTTCCGGCACTGTCCGCGACGCCTTCATCGAGGCCGGCCATGATGCCGTGTCCTGCGATCTCCTGCCGACCGAGCGCGCCGGGGCAGAGCCATCCTCTCCTCTACGAAGGGAGGCGTAAATGTCTAAGCTCATCAACATCACGCCTGAGAACTTCCGTTGCAGCATCGGCGCATGCCCTGCTGTCTACACCGATCTGACGCCAGCGGAATACAGATGCGAGATCAGCGTGTCATGTCCAGCCGTTCTCCGCACTGAAGGCAGATACGTCATCATCGGAAAACGGCTTGATCCTGAAGCTGAAGGATTATCCGGAAAGGTCAGCGAAAGTGAAACAGCCGTCGAGATCCCCGCAGAGATACTCCTGGCGGCACTTGGGGTTGATGACCTGATTGACCGGGCAAATTCCTTCATCGGCGAAATTGAAGACACGCCCCTTGCCTCCTGCCGGGAGATTGAGGGACTGACTTCGTTCCGTCTCCTCCGCGCTGCTGTCGATCGCATACTTCTCGGGGCGAAAGGAGGCGTCAATGGCTGAGATAGGGCAGGGGCACAATAGCCCGCCTTTCGATTTCAACGAGTTCTTCGATCTTGTCGTTTCATCGCCAGCATCCGCGCAGCAAAAGCTGATTCAGCTCGTCATCGCCCGCCGTGCGCAGAAGGCTGGCGGCAAGGCGTCGCCGCGTCGCGCCGAAATTCTCGCTGATGCCTCGTGCTCGGAGGCGACGTTCAAGCGCTCCTACGGGCTGTTGAAAGCTTTTTTCGAAGTCAATCCCGTCCACGGTTCGACAACTGAGTATACACCAAAATCGTGCATTACCATCACCGATATCGAGACGGCGTTGGAAAATCTGACCATCAAAACTAAGGGTCATGGTGATACCGGGTCACAGAGAGCCCGGTATCAGAAAGACGGTGTCTCTGTGATACCGGGATCACAAAGCGAGGGTCTCACAGATACCGGGGTGTCAGAAAGCGAGGGTCATGGTGATACCACGAAAAAAAGAAATTCCCCCACACCCCCTAAAGAAAAAACTATCCCTAATAACAACCATCCCAGCTTAGAAACTGCTGGGGCGGGTGATGTTCACGGGTTGAACGGAGCGACGGCGCACATCGTCAAGACGCTTGGCGAGTGGATCAATCCGATTATGCCGGATCACAGAACCGCTCGCGGTTGGCTCGAAAGCTCGGTCAGCATGTACGGCGGGGTCGTGGTGCGGGACAGTTTTGCCGAGCTTGAGGCGAAAATCCTGCAAGGCGATATCGTTGCCCGCCCCATCCCGTTGCTGACCAAAATTTGCCAGCGGCGCAAGACTGAAAAGCCAGCAAACGCCCGTGATCCAACGGAAAAACCACCGGACATGCCGGAAAAGCTCTGGCGTGAAATCCAGGCAGGCAAGGCGAGGGAACGGGTATGAAATCCGCCAGCCAGCTTTGCGATGATCACGGGATCAGGCTCAGCAATCACGGGGACGGAAAGCATTACACGATCTGCCCCGTGTGCTCGCCGGACCGGAAGAAACATAACCGCAAAAAGAAATGCCTCGGGGTCAAGATCGACGGCCTCGGAATTCAGTGGGCCTGCTTCCACTGCGGTGATCACGGATATGCATTTTACGAGGGAAACGATGCTCACAAACCCAGATTTTCAGGCGTTCGAAAGTCGCGGGCTGGATCCGGAAATGGCGGCGAAACTCGGCGCGTCATTTCGGAACGGACGATATCTGTTCGACTACACGAGGGACGGCGCATTGCTGTTCCGCAAGGTGCGGACCGAGGACAAACAATTCTGGCTGGAGCCAAGCGGCAAGCCCCTGCAATTCTGGGGCCTCGACGAAGTGCCGTTGCTACCATCACGCCCCGAGGAACCGCTGGTGATCACGGAGGGCGAATTCGACCGCATAGCGGTAACGCAGGCGGCGGGCGGATACGTCCTTAGCGTTCCCAATGGCGGCGACGGCAAGCGCACGACAGAAGAGTTCGCGATTTCCGAGGATAGCCGGTTTTCGTATCTGTGGCACGACGGCAAAATCATTTCGCAGGTCGAGCAATTCAACAAGATAATTCTGTTTACGGATGATGACGATACAGGTCTGATTCTTCGCGATGAACTGGCGTTGCGTATTGGCGCATCTCGTTGCTGGTACGTGACTTATCCGGAGGGTTGCAAGGACGCCAACGACGTTCTCCGCGAGTATGGTGCCGAGACCTTGCGCATGGTGCTGAGGCGGGCCAAGCCGATGCATCCTGGCTACCTTGCCAAGCCATCTGAAATCCCGCCGCGGTCGATGTCGCTGACATACTCCACCGGCTGGGGTTTCATGGATCCGCACCTGATGCTGGAGCGGCCGGAACTGATCGTCGTGACCGGCCAGCCGGGCCACGGCAAGGGGCAATTCATTCGCTGCATGGCGTTCAACCTTGCCCGCGCTCACGGCTGGCGGACGGCGTTTCTTGCGCAGGAGGATCCGGCGCACCGGATTAAGCGTGACATGCGCCGCTTTACGTTTGGCGGGAGACTGGATCCAAGCCCCCAGCAACATGCTGCGGCGACGGAATGGATCGACCAGCATTTCCGCGTTTCGATGATGCCGGAAGACGAAGCTGTAACGCTTGAAATGGTCGAGGCCGAGATGGAGGCGGCGGCGCTTCACGAAGATTGCCAGATGTTCGTTCTGGATCCGTGGAACGAAGTCGAGCACCGGTTCAATCGAGGTGAGAACGAGACCCAGTACATCGAGCGCGCGCTGCGCCAGATCCTGCGAAAAATGCGCCGCCTCAATCTCGTTCTGGTGATCGCCGCGCATCCTACGAAGATGAACGATGGCGAAAGAGCGTCGTTGTATAGAATCTCCGGATCCGCGAACTGGAAAAACAAATGCCAGCATGGATTAATTATTCACAAGCCTAGCGATCATTCGAACGGAGTAGAACTGACTGTTGAAAAGTCGAAAGACTGGGAAACAATGGGTAAACCAGGCATGGTTTATCTTGAGTTCAACAGAGAGAAATGCGATTATATCTCATACGAAGATCAGGCATCCAGTTGAAGGATAGTAACGATGGAAATGAAAGAGGTTATGGTGCTCTGGTCTCCGACCGAATGGCACAGCAAGCACGAGGGCAAGCCGCAGATCAGGATTGTCCGCCACGCCGCAAATAATCTGGAGTGGAACTACCTGCTGAAAAGCATGGGCGCATGCAATGCGAGATGGTGGGGTGCGGATCCTGTCGAACAGGCCGGGCACCTTCTCGCGCTGTTCACGCAAGCGGTTGGACGCGACGGTGTTCCGGCGAAACAGGCGCACGAGGAATTTCTGCGGATCCGCGAATATCGCGAGTGGATAGAGAAACAAACCGGGCCGTTCCGTGATGCTTATTGGCGCTGGCAAAATGCAATTGGAGTGGCGGCATAGGGCGCGGATGCGGGAAGAAGGGAAAATCAGATGAGCAAGGATTACTGGTCCGTCACGGTTAATCTGAACGGCGAGGAAGTCGTGACCATCGAACCCGATATGATCAGCGGATGTGACATCGGCGATCCGGAACTTGAAGCCATCCGGGAGAGCGCATTCAACTTGCTGGCGTTCGCCGGGATCAGCGTGACAGAGAACTTGCTGCCGCCTGCTGACACTAGCTGGATGCCCGACGATTTGCAAGGAGATGACCGCACATGAGCGAAACCCAGAAGATCGGCGTCTTCATTGACTGGCATATCCCGAGCAGATCCACAACCGGCCCTGATTTCGCGCCGGTAGATCACTGGGCCGGGCGACTTCACGAAGTCTGCGACGCTGCAATCGAAGCTGCCTTGAAAACCGGCGCGGCACATATCGAGATCAAAGTTTTGAGCAGAGAACTCCAACTGAGCCGCCAGTTTTTGAAGAGTGCGAGGGCGCTCAACCCAGAAAGCGAGGACGCCGCATGAAACTCCACGACAGCGTCACCCTGACAACAGACGAATACGACTGGATCGGCCTGCGTAAAGGCTCAATTGGAACCATCGTTCAAGTCTACGATGAAGGCCGGGGATTTGAGGTTGAGTTTGAAGGCTTCGGGGAGCCGGTAACGGTTTTGAACGCGAGCATTTTGGCACTCAATGGCGAAACTGGCACTCAAACAGATAATTCTGGCACTGAAACTTGCGCATAGAGGGAAACATGACCGTAATAGCTTGGGACTCACGCTTCGTTGCCGCAGACAGTCAGGAGACGAACGGCTGCTTGCGAACGTCGAAGCCAGTGCAAAAACTCGAAGTCAGGGGGAACGCCGTCTATGGCGTTACCGGCGCTTCCAGCTTGCACAAGCCGCTGATCGACTGGGTGCATGAACACAATGCCGACCCGGACAAAAAGCCCAACGTCCACGAAGATCTTCAGGATACCTGCGTCATCGTGTGGAAGGAAGGCCGGTGCTTAAGTTATGACCTGAAATCACCCTATCCTGTCGAGGCATTTGCGCCGGATGCCTGGGGTTGCGGCACAGCGGCTCACCACGCAATTGGGGCTATGGACAGCGGCATCGATGCCAAGACGGCTGTCGAGCGCGCCATTATCCGCACCACCTGTGTCGGCGGCCCTGTTCAGGTCATAGACCTCGAAAGCCTGAAAGCGGAGAAGGCAGCATGACTACCGAAACAGAAACAGTTTTCGGCGCCTGCATTGAATGCCGCCAAGTCGGCGAGATGAAGCGTCGCAACGGATTTCTCGCCCATAATAAACTCGGGACCGATATCGAGTGCGAGCATTCCGGTCTTGAGCTGAAAGGCTACGGCGCGTTGAGCGGCGATCCGGTGAGCGAATATCTTGCGAAGTTTGCCGAGGAAGAAAACGCCGGCCGCGTCTCGTACCACGGCTCCCCATCAGAACAAAAAGCCCTCGGCGTCTGGAGCGATATCGCAGATGCGCTTGGCGATGAATATTCCAGCGAGCAAGTTCGCGCTTGCGTCGTCGCCATCGCTAAAGCGATAGACGATGAAAGGGAGCGCTGCGCGAAGGTCATTGACCAAAAGATTATCGCGTTGATGAAGGACATCGCAATTCTTATGAAGCACGGCGGTCATGAGATCATAGATCAAATTGAAAATTCGATCATGCCGAACTTGGAGGAATTAGCCGCCGCTATTCGAAGCAGGGAGACAGACAATGGGTGAGGACATCAAGCCTAGACGCATTGGGAAGCCGGGAGGCGGTCGCCCGATCACCAGAAAGCCAGAACCACTCTGGAAGTCCTTCAAGGCGTTCTTCCAACGATTGAAAGCCAAGTTATTCGGAATTTCCGAATAACTGCCGCGAGTTTGAGTCTCCCAGAATATCCGGATAACTCAACTTGTGCAGAATTTGCAAAGGTTCGAAGGATTGCCAGCATGACAGACACCATAGAAACCACAGCGCGGGAGAAGGCAGTCGAGATCGTAGATGGCTGGCTTGCGGTTTATCCGAAGCTAGTGGCAACGCTGTCGCACAATCAGGTAATCGGCATTCAGTGCGCTATTGCCGACGCGCTGCGTGAAGAGCGGGATAACTGCGCGAAGATCGCCGAAAATTTTTCGGAAGAATTGGCGGCAGACGGCGAACTTTACATCGGGTATTTGATCGCCGCCGCGATCAGGAACAGGAGCATCTCAGAATGAGCGAGAAACTAGGCTTAACCGGCATCGATGCGCTTGAAGCCGAGATGCGAGACCGCCTCGCTGAAGCGAACAAAGCCCACGAGAAAACCCGAGCATATCTCGGTGCTGAGATCAACAGCAAAGCCGAATTGCGAAACCGCTTTGACATCTACGTGACCGAGGCGAACCGCGCTCTCGCCGCCAAGGACGCACGGATAGCTGAACTTTCATCCGCAGTCGCGGGAAAAGTCCAACTTATTGAACCCGATCCAGAAACCATCGCATGGGCGGAAGGCGTTTTTGCGGCAGAAGATGACAAGGACGCCACGATCACCGAACTTTCCGAACACCTTGCGCACAAAGACGCCCGCATATTGGATTTCATGGACATCTGCGAAGACCTGAGCAGGAAGCTGGAAGCCTCACGGGGTAGGGTGGCGGAGCTTGAGCAACAGCTAAAACACGAAAAGGCCTCGCATGAACTCCTTGCAGAGGATTTTGCAGAAGTCTTCGGCGAAAGAGAAAAAGGATTTGCCCGCATAGCGGAGCTTGAAGCTGCGATAACGCCTTTTGCCGAAGCGTGGCATCCAGACCGACCGGATGAAGCCAGTCTGAGTGATATCGAAGTCGATCACTACCGCGCCGCCAACCGGGCGATGATCAAGGCAGAGAAGGAATAATCCGATGCACCTCATGCACACCGGCGAATGGCGCTTTGAAAAGAACGATCTGGTCATCACGTTGCGCAGCGAATACGGCGGCGTTCACAGCGATGGCGACTATTACGAGGCAGATACCGAATGGCGCATACCGCTTGCGGAACTTGCCGAGGCGCTGCGTAAGGCTGAGAAGGAGCAAGGGGAATGAGCAGCGATAACCGAGTGGCTATTGCCATTTATGCAATGGGTTTCGCCATCGCCATAAACATTGGATTGGCAGGAAACTCCATTCGCAATGGACTGGAAAATGCGACGAATGCATGCGTGGCCCTTCGGGAGCCGCGAGAAGCCCCGGAGACGCCGTAGGCTATCAGCGGACCTAAGGAAGCTTAAACGCCGCGTACGACGCGCTGTGACCGATACACGAGGGGTTTGAAGCCATGACATGGATTGTAGACGGCAACGGAACGCGATGGGTTGAAGTCCCGAAACGAAAAACCCGCAAATCTCCGCGCGCCCTGCGCTTCGCCAACATCAAGGTCGGCGATCAACTGATGCTGAAACCGAAGCCGAATTGGCACAGGGGAATCCCCCATTACATCATCGTCACCGACCTGTGGTTCGATCCCGTCGCAGGTCAGGAAAATCCCGTCGCCGGGCAGATGGTTGGTTACAGCCAGATCACCATGAGCGGGGAGATTCGTCCACGGAAATCCTCAACGACCATTCGCGGCCTCGCTTCGCAGCAATACGTCTATGCAGATATTGATTATATCGCACTTTGCAAGGCGCGCGGCGACGCGATGCAAGCAGGGGAAGTTGTCGGCATTGGCGCGGGGGTAAACATCCGCAAGCGCCCGAAGATCGCGGGGCTGTAGTAATGGCGCGCTCAAAGATCATAACCGGGACTGAAGCAAGCCGAACTGCGCGGAAATCCCGCGCAGTTGGCTATACGGGCTGAAATCGAGGGGACAGAATGAGGAAAGTTGACCGTCGGTTACACAATGATTGCGATGGAGGCCAGTGCTGCGCCTGCGATTGGGACCGGACGCATGAAGCTCTTAGCCGGGACCGGCGCGCATGGTTCGATCCGTCGAGATCAAGCGCCATCACTACCGACGAATACGTTCATATTCTGATTGAGAACGCCGTCAAAGAAGCAATTCGGGATTGGACAGAATGACCGACCGCAAGCCGAGAAAGACACGAAGCGTGCTGTCCGCAGAATGTTACGACTGTGGCTTATCCTACGCAAGCGCCCGCTTCGAAGATTTGCTGCTTGCCGATGACATATGGAAAGAGATTTCGCCGGATGAAAACGGCAACGGCTTGCTGTGCCCGAACTGCATAATTGGTCGATTGAATATTTCAGGGCTTCACGATCCTACGGCGCGATTTGTGAGTGGTCCATTAGCGGGGAAATCTGAATGAGCAAACGCACGACCGCAAAGCAGAAGATCGATGGCGACAAAGAAACTCGCCCGGCTGCCATCACGATAAATGTCCTGCCGTCCGGTGACATCAGGCGGCGCGACAATCGCCTCATGCCGTCACCAGAGCAGAAGAAGGCCATGCGTGAAGGCATCGCCAAACGGGAGAAAGCGCGCGCGGAGCAGGACGCCTTCATTCGCGAAGAGACAAAGAAGATACGCAAGGAGCGGAAGCAGGAGGAAGCCGCGCGCCTTACAGGAACACGCAAGCCGCCGCGCAGCCGCAAGCCCTATAATCCCGTTCAGCTTGGCCAGCCAAACCGCGAGCGCAATGCGAAGACCGAGCGCGGGTTTCATGAAGAAAACCTTGCTCCGCACGCAGCGCCGCCGGTCATCCGCGCCGTCGAGCGCGCGCCGCTCACCCATCCCGACGCCATCAAGCGGGCAACGTTTCTCGACAAGGCGATACAGGACGCCGAAGCGTTCGCGATCTTTCGCTATTTCGTCGGCACAATGGTCGCAGACGGATGGATGCGCCTTGGTGGCGATGAGAACCGCCAGCCGCATTTCGTGAGGACGGAACCGAATAGCCGCTTGCCGTTCAACGAGCGAGAACGCCGCGAAATCGAGGCCAGAGATTTCGTCAATTCAAATTTGCCGGAAGCATCGAGAATTGACATGGACACTCTCGTTCAGCAGCTCATGCCGCGCGACCGCAACAGGAGGGAAGATCAATTCTATCTGTCGCCGGTCGAGCAAGGCAAGATCATCGCATCGTCATCCGACGACAGGGTTGGAAAGGGCGCGTATATCGGAAATTACCGCAAGCTGGCGCAGCATCTATGCCAGCTTTATCTAGCATGGGAGATGAATTTTTTCAAGGCGCAACGGGATAAGAAGATCGAGCGCAAGAAGCGCATTGCGGCTGACTTATCCACAGGACTGAAGATAAGCGCTTGACATTTGCTAATGTCATGAAATATCGTTGAAATTACTATAATGGTTCTTTTTGCGCCTTCCGGCCACTAGCCAGACTCCCTCACCACAGTCACATGATCTTGAGCAGACGGGATTGTCTCTGCGCTATGCCTTGACGCGCGAATTCCATGATACGTATGCCTCGGGCGGCATCACCTGATTTGTTACGCAAGCGTTATTCATGCACTGATACCAGAAGGTGTAATAGCTCTTGCCCGACGGCTTCCAATTTTCTGAGTGTCTCCATGCGGTTGTGATTGCATGGCATCGAGGACATGGCGGCCCGTCGCCCATTGAGACGCGATCAGAGTGGACCCGTTTTGAATTTGGCGGGAAAGCTTTGGTGACGCAGGCTTCATTTTCACAGTAAGCCGATTCGCGCCCTTTTTTGTTCAGGCAGATTTTCGATGTCTGGCCGCAACGAGGGCAAGATGGTCCGGTCCTGATGAATTTTCTTGCTTTTGCCATTGCTAATTCCTTGAATCGCCTTATAACTTCTTTCTACTGTGTAGCTGACCCTGTTGTGTGAGACCATTGGAGAGGGCACAGGAAGACAGTCCTAGCCGATTTGGCCAGGCTGTTCCCATGCCCTCACTGTTTATCTGACCCTGCCGGAGCCGACCACAGTTTTCAGGCCCGTCTGTCGCGAAGCTATCGCAGACGAACTCCAGCTACTTACGAAGGGTAGCACCCCTCCGGCGACCGGGCTTCTGGATTTCGGACTGCCCTTGCGATATGGTCGCGTCCCACGGTATCGCGTATGGCCTTGCTGCCGCCGGACCTGCAAGGAAAACGCACGACTTGTATCTTTGCCCGCCTTGGTGCCGTAGGAAGCAAGCGGCGGACATTGACACGATACGCAACGCACAAAGCCCCGCCGAGGCAGGGTGAAAAACTAGTTGACGGTGTTGGTGAACTGCATTATGCAGGAATCCTCTATAAAATTCAGGCGGCTTGCTTAGATTTTCCGGTCCTAGCAGGCCGCCGCCCTCCTTTTAGATCAGCGTTCGTCGATAAATCAAATCATATTTTCGGATATCAGATGCGTTTGATATTCGTTTTTGTTATATCTGGGTCTGTGGATTGATTTCCGCCGATGCTCCTAAACTCTTGCGCATATACGTAATTAGGTTAGAATCCTTGTTCGAGCAGGAGCCTCAGCCGTGCACGGCGAAAGGTTAGTCGCTAGTGAGGACGCCAGCGCACCCTCCCTGCTCATTCTAAGACCTGCTTCGGCAGGTCAGCCGGGGATAAGCTCCCGGCTGTAGAGTTCAGTCGCCATCTCCGAAGCATCGCCCCAAGGGGCGCGTTCTCGAAAGAGATAGGGATGGCGGCGCAAATATTCGGCAGGAACGCGCCTCGGACAGCCTGTCGTCTTCGATTCTCCGGGCGTATTGACAGAGTGCGGTGAAGTGGCCACTTCGACTGCTAGATGTCTTGGGGATGCGAAACTGGTCAGTAGGGCGGGGTATTGATATCCCCTGCCTGAATACCGGCCCCAGCCTTCATCCGCAAGCCTGTAGGCAGGCAAGAGAGTTTCTGGCGGCGTCCGTCAGGCATTAAGTTTGGACGCAGAGAAAGTCTGTATATCCCTGAACTTGAGTTAGGCCCTGTAGCAGACCTCTTGCTAGGGATATGCGGCGTAAGGCGAGCCACAGTCACCGGAAGTCGAAAGGTCGGCAGGCAAGATCCTTCGAACAGGCACAGACTGAAACGTCGATCGTTCCGCCAGATTTGATTTTCACAGTTGCCCGTGTGGAGTAGCCTATCCGGATAGTAGGCTCCCCGTGCTCACTCCACATGGTTTCAAGGCGTCCGGGCGCAACTGTGGAAGAGTTTAGATCAGGGCAGCGCATTGCAGAGGGGAAAGCCCGCCCCCTGCATACTCAGGTGGGCGTCGGTATTAATCCGAACCAAACCCGAAAGGGCTGGCTGGGGCCTGATCTATTACGCAACTGCGGAAGAGTTTCTGGCGGCGGGTTCAGGCGACCCATCAAACGCCACCGTGAATGCCCAACGCAGATGCGACATGGAGCGTGCCGCCAGAATTCAGCATCAGTTTATGCGGGACCGCAAGGATAGGAAAGCTGCTTACGATCCATGGCTATGGGCAGTGAGTACCAAGGATTGGCGAAAGCCGGTCGCCCGCTCCAGTTTAGCCTCCCGGTCCGACAGCCCCGGACGATAAGCCGGCAAGCTCCTCGGGTCGCCAGCCAGAGGCCGGTTCCACTCGCACTGGACCGGCTTCTGGCAATTAACCGAGGGAATTGAAATGCGCGGTCCTGTATTCCCGGAGACCACGTGTAAAGATTCCTTACACGTGGCGAAAGCCTTCAAGGGAACGACCAGTAAAGGCCGTCCCGAGAGGGGTAGTGTTAGTGTGCATCGCAGTTAATGACCTTGGCGTAATCTTTTGGGTAGGTACGCTCTTTAATCCAGCGTTGCGCGCCTTTCTCAGTCCGGAAGACTTTCATCCGATAACCGGTAATCCCGCCAACTTGGCTCCGTAGTTCGAATGTGCCTTTTTGCGCCAAGAGTAGACCGTATTTGTTTTCAATGATGTAAGCCATTTCACTTTCTCCCTTGCTGCTGATTAATATATAGTCATGGGTGACTATGAAGTCAAGTCTTCTGCTGGACTTCTTGTGAAAAAATGTCTATATCTGTTCCATCATGACAGGATCAGAGTTAAAATCGGCATTGGATCAGGCGGGAATGAGCCAGGCGGACCTGGCGCGACTGGTCAAAAGGACGCCACGGCACGTCAATCGCTGGGTGCAGGACGATATCGCAATCCCCGAATGGGTTGATGTGATAATGGTCCTACTCTCGCAAAGACCTGAGCTGAAAGCGTTGATTTCTGACCGCCTCTCCATCCACCGGGCAAGGAGCAGTAGCGGCAAATGAGAGCAGTTCTCCTACTTGTGGCCCTGTCGCCGATTATCATCCTCGCGGCCTCGGTATTGCGAACGCGCCTTCGGCTGGCGCAGATTGTGATGCAAGAGGCGGCGTTGTTGTCGCACGAGGCTTCGGAACGGCTTGCGTGATGCGCGCTGACCCGCCCGCGCCAAGCTCAAGGAGCTTAACCAATGAATGAAAGTCCCGTCAAGCTTCTCGCTCCGCCCGTTAGAAACATGGAAAACAATCAAAACTATCATGGCTGCCGGAGGTAAGAGGGAAGGTGCCGGACGAAAAAGAGGCGTCCCCAACAAAGTCAACGTCGAGATCAGGGCGGCTGCTCAGCAGCACACGGCCAAGGCCATCGCTGTTATTCACGAGCTTATGATGAAGGGCGAAAGCGAACAGGTCCGCCTCGCCGCCGCCAAGGAACTCATTGACCGCGGCCACGGCAAAGCCCCGCAATCTGTAGAACATACCGGAGAAGGTGGTGGCCCTATCAAAGCCAGCGTCGAAGTCGCCTTCGTCTCAGCAAAGGACTAGAGTTGAATTCCCCGAGGCGATGCGTGATCTGTTCACGCCGTCCCGGTATAAAGCTTTCCACGGCGGGCGCGGCGGTTCCAAGTCTCACAGCTTTGCTCAAGCCTTGATCCTGATGGCCGCGCAGAAGCCGTTACGCATTCTATGCTGTCGTGAAACGCAAAAATCAATTCGCGATTCAGTCAAGCGACTTCTTGACGACAAGATCGCAAGAGCGGGTCTGAAGGACTTCTACGACTCGATTGAGACTGAGATCCGCGGCGCGAATGGCTCGCTCTTCGTTTTTGCCGGCCTGCGCACCGACCCGGACACGATACGCTCAATTGAAGGTATCGACATTGCCTGGGTTGAGGAAGCCCACAATGTCAGCCAAGCTTCACTGAAGGTTTTGATCCCGACGATCCGCAAGGATGATTCGGAGATCTGGTTTTCCTGGAATCCTCGGGATAAGAAAGATCCCGTTGACGCCATGTTCAGAGGTGGAACGCCTCCGCCCCGGTCGATAGTACGCGAAGTGAACTGGGACAGTAACCCCTGGTTTCCGAATGTGCTCCGAGATGAAATGGAGTATGATCGGGGGCGAGACCCGGACAAATATGCCCATGTATGGGGTGGGGGCTATGTCGTTCACTCTGAATCCCGTGTCTTCAAGAACTGGAAGATCGGCGAAGAGGAGATACCAGCGGATGCGCGGCCATATTACGGCGCAGACTGGGGCTTTGCAACAGCCCCAGCCGTTCTTGTCCGCTCATGGCTCATTGGTCCGAAACATCTCTACATTGACGCCGAGGCCTACAAGGTAGGCTGCGAAATTGACAAGACGCCGGAACTGTTCGACCAGATCGATGACGGTCACGCACGCAAATGGCCGATCAAGGCAGACTCCGCGCGCCCTGAAACGATATCGTACATGCAGCGTCATGGATATCCGCATATCGTGGCGGCAACCAAGGGGCCAGGCTCGGTCGAAGATGGCGTTGAGTTTCTGAAAAGCTATGACATCACAGTGCACCCGCGATGCAAGCATGTCATCGACGAGCTTACTTATTACTCGTACAAGGTCGATAGGCTTACAGGCGATGTTCTGCCGGTTCTTGAGGACAAAAAGAACCACACCATCGATGCGTGCAGGTATAGCACGGAGGGTATCCGCATGGCCTTGGTAGGCGACCAGCCGGAGCAGGATTTCCTGTTCGAGCCGTCGAAAGTCCAGGTGCTCACCGAATGGCCACGGGTCTATGCTCTTGACATTGACGGCGGTACGGCCTCGGTAATCTGGGGCGCTCACGATCCTCACAGCGACACCGTATATTTATACGGGGAATATGTTGAGGACAAGGCGAGATTAGAGACATGGGCGGCGGGAATTCGCAAGCGCGACCGCAATATACCGGGTATATTCGACATGACGGCCCGGCGGCGGACCGAAGAGCAGGGCGAACGGATAGTTGAAAGCCTGCTTGACCAGAGCCTTGATATCTACACGAGCGAGGCTGATGTTGAAAGCGCAGCTTCGGAGATCAACGGAAGAATTGCGACGCAACAGCTTAAAGTCGCCTCGAATCTCACGAACTGGCTCACACAGTACCGCGCTTACCGCCGTGACGCCAAGGGTGATATCGTCGAGGAGCGCAACGGCCTGATGCATGCGACTGGCTTGCTACTGATCTCGGGATTGAGTGTCTCCCACGTTGATGAGCGTGTTGCTGACGATGCAATGGCGGAATGGGGTGATCAGTCGCGTAATCCGGTTACGGGGTATTAAATGCGCTTGTAACGTTACACAAATCACTGTAACGTTACATCATGAGTAAATTTGACGATGTAACGTTACAAAAGGATTTAGCGTTTCTCCGGCGCAACCAGCCGCGCAACGAAGTGACGATGCGAGTTTGCGACGCGCTAGATGAAATGCTCCGACAGCGTCCACTGATTGCGAAGGGTATCACCGCCGACGAAATTCCGCAACTGAAGCCGGACAAGTTCGAGGTGCTTCCGGAGTGTCCAACATGTGCGGAGCGGAAGAAGCGGACGCGGGAGCGGGTGAAAAGGCATCGAGAGGCGAGGTCATGAAGTTTTATCTGTGGTACAGGACGGGCGAATATGATCCCAAAGTGCTTGAGGAATTCGATGATGAAGCCGCGGTGCTCAACTTCATAAATGAACGCGCTGGTAATCCTGATTTTGAGTTCAAACTGGTGCGCGGTAAAGAGGTTGTGGCGGAGCCGGTTGAAATCGTGAAAGCATTCAGGTTTTCGTAAGAAACGGGCTGAGGCCAAAGCATGAGCGTCACCGATCACCAAGCTTTGCTGAGCATCTATAGCCTCGGCGACAAGGCATATGGCTTGACCATATTGAAGGCGATTGCAGAGCAGTGCGGACGCGAACCGTCGATCGGCGCGGTGTATACCACACTTGACCGGCTTGAGCAAAATGGGCTTGTGGAATCACGGCTTGGTGAGGTAACCCCAGAACGAGGCTGGCGCGCGAAGAAATATTTCACGCTGACCGATGCCGGAAGGAATGCTATCACCATAGATGATGGTGTCACCACCAAGGCGGTCCATATCAAATCGATCTGGCCTTGGGTGCAGGAAAATCCTGACTGTTTCGTTTCCGATGATTATTCGATCATTGAGTATCCGAATGCTGGATACACAGTTACGGGTGACGGTGATATCGTCAAGCCCGACGGGACGCAGTTCGATCCGGGTGAGGTTGTGACGATTAGCTACGAGCATCTCGCGATAGCCAAGCCCCGCAAGAAGCGGGCACGAGGAGTCACGACCCACAGCACACAGGGCCAGCGGCGCAAATGGGGATCTTGGTTCTTTCCCCGCCATGCAGGCTGAAAGCGCATAGGGGTAAGTGATGAACGAAGCCACAAAAGCCATTCTTGAAATGGGCGACCAATCGAGGGAAATCGAAGCTCTCATGGTTGCGCTGCTCAAGGCCACCGATGAGCAAGGCCGCCGGATGCCGATTGAAATCAGTGATCTGATCCTGCTCGTTCCCGAGATCGCCAAGCTTGTTTCTGAGCGCCGCGCCATGAGCGCACAAGACCAGGAATAGTCATGAACGAATCCGAACGTTCTAAATATTGGCAGCATCTTGCCGATCAGATATGGGAAGCCATTCAGCGCCCGTCGCCTGCTGTGACGCGAGACGAGATCGCGCTTCTGTCTGAAAAGGCGTTTCGGGCATTTTATTGCGAACTGTATCTGCGGGTCAATGCGGATGGGTATGTTCCTCCGAAATACGGCAAGAGCTTCGCTGATGTCACCCTGAGCGAAGCCACCATTGCTGATTCTATCGAATTTTTAGTACAAACCTCGCTTGATCCCGAGCCGTCTCAGGATGTCACTGGAAGTGGCGATTGAGGCGTCAGCATTGGCTGAAAAGTTCGGTCTTGGCTACGTCGTGATCCCAACGGTTATGGCGGCCATAGATTCTTGGGCTGTGGCTGGCTACACGCACGTTATCTGGTCTGAAGGCGCATAGAAGGATTTCCCCGACATGGAAAAGATGACTGAAACCGCAATAAATCTCCGCAAGCAGATTGCGATGGGCATGCACGAAGAAATGTACAAGGACGGCGGCAAGATGGAAGCCAAAACCGGCAAGAAGAAGCCGAAGAAGGCCAAGCCGATGGGCCGCAAGTCAGGTAAGCGCTACTGATGGCATTCCTCGATGCTGCCATGACCGGCACGGCAGGCGGGCCGCCGGCGAACGGCCAGCTATTCGACGAGATCCTCGCGCTTGAAGGGGGCGACGGCGTTCCGGCCGAGCAGGAGGAGCGCCCCTTCGAGCAGCTCGTCAACTGGATAAAGTCGAAGAACATCGCGGAAGAATTCGACGATACCGAATTGCAGAAGATCGGCCGTCAGGTTATCCGCGAGTTCGACATCGATGACCAGAGCCGTTCCGAGTGGATGGAGGAAAACCGCGAAGCCTTCAAGCTCGCGATGCAGGTGGCGGAAGAAAAGACCCATCCGTGGCCGCGCGCGAGTAACGTGATCTTTCCGCTGATGACGGTTGCCGCGGTGCAGTTTGCCGCCAGAGCTTATCCTGCTATCGTTGCCGGGCGCAACGTCGTCAAGGGTGTCGTCATCGGCTCTGATGAAGGCACGCCGCAGATCGGTCCTGACGGCACACCGGTTGTCCAGATGCCCCAGGGTCAGCCCCAAGGGGCGATGCAGGGTCAGATGGGGCAAGGCCAGCCGCCGATGCCACAGGGCCAGCCGGGAGAAGCTGAGCAACCCCAGCAACTGCCTCAGCCCGTATGGCAGACCCCGCCCGGTGCAAAACGCCAGCGCGCCGACAAGATCGCGTCCCACATGTCGCACCAGCTCCTTGACGAGATGGACGACTGGGAAGAGGACACCGACAAGCTCCTGCATATCCTGCCGATCGCCGGGTGCTGCTTCCGCAAGACCTATTTTGATCCTGGTACGGGCCAGAACATTTCCGATCTGGCGATGGCGGAAAACGTTGTCATCAATTACTGGGCCAAGTCGATGACCCGCGCCGCGCGGATCTCCGAACGCGTCTGGTTTTATCCCCATGAGATCGAAGAGAACGAGCGTTCCGGCATCTGGCTGGAAAATGAATATCGCCATGCCGTCGAATCCGGCGATGATGAAGAGAGCCGGATTTCATCAGAGGACGACGACGCCCCGCATGAATTCATCGAGCAGCACCGCAGGCTTGATCTCGATGATGACGGCTATGCGGAACCCTATATCGTCACGGTTCACCGCGCAACATCCAAGGTGGTGCGGATCGTCGCCCGCTATGATCCGGACGGCGTGAAGATCCGCGGCGACAAGATCGCACGCATCGAAGCCGTCGAGTATTATACCAAATACGATTTCATGCCGAACCCGGAAGGCGGGATTTACGGCATCGGCCTCGGCAAGCTGCTGTCACCGCTCAATCATTCCGTCAATACGATCATCAACCAGTTGATCGATGCCGGCACGCTTGCCAACACGCCGTCCGGCTTTATCGGGCGCGGGTTGTCGATGCATTCCGGCGCGGTCAAGTTCAAGATGGGGCAGTTCACCCCGGTCAATTCGCCCGGCTCCCGCATTCGTGAAGCAATCGTGCCGTTCGAGTTCAAGGAACCGAGCCAGGTATTGTTCATGCTGCTCGGGCTCGTCATCGATGCGGCGAAAGATGTGGCTTCGATCAAGGATGTGCTGACCGGAGAAACGGTATCGGCCAACATGTCCCCGACCACGTTGATGGGCATGATCGATCAGGGCTTGCAGGTGTTCGTCGGCATTTACAAGCGCGTTCACCGCGCGCTGAAGAAGGAACTCGACAAGCTTTACCGCCTTAACCGTGTCTATCTGGAAGACAATGCCGGATTCGAGAATGGCGGGATCTGGACGCAGATCACCCGCGAGGATTACGAGCACGGCTCCGGCGTCCAGCCGATCTCCGATCCGTCGATGGTGTCCAACCAGCAGAAGCTGGCGAGGGCGGAACTCTTGCGCAGCTATACCGGCGACCCGGACATTGATCAGATCAAGATCAAGCGCCGCACACTTGAAGCGGCTGATATCGAGGATATCGACGATCTGTTCGTGAAGCAGAAGGGGCCGGACCCGGCAATGGTTGCGATGCAGGCGCAGATGGAGTTGGAACAGAAAAAGCTTCAGGTCGCTGAAGCCAAGGAAATGCGCGAAGCTCAGCAGTTCCAGGTAGAGGAACGGCGCGAGGCTGCGTTGTCGCGGGCCAAGGAAATCGAGACCTATGCCCGTGCGGTTCATTATCTGGCGCAGGCCGACAAGGCGAGCGCGGATCAGGATATCGCCTGGACGCATGAGCAGATCAATTACCTGAAGCTGCGCATGGAGGGCCTGAACGGGCGCACGGCGCAGGCGAAACCGTCATCCGGCGGGAATGGCAAGGGTAAGCGTCTGCCGCCGTTCCCGGACGCCCGTGAGGCTTCTGACGGCAACTTCTACATCCCCGACCAGTCACGGCCCGGCAAGTTCCTCCGCGTGATCGAGGATATGGTCGCGTAATGCCTCGTTTCGAACCTGTCGATCACGATCCATTTGCGCCGCCACGGGTCGCGCTGATGCCGGTAGACAACGATCCGTTCGTATCGCCGGAAGATGCCTTTGCCTACGGCCAGGGGATTTCCCCGGATGCGACATGGCGTAATCTGCTTCCAGCCGCCGAGCTTGGCCTGGGGCTGGCCCCCGGTTCTGGCGAGGCGATGTCTGCCCGCGACGCATGGGACGCGTCCGGCCGGGCTGGCGCGGCCCTCACAGAGGGCAACTTCGGAGATGCCGCGTCCGAGTACCTCAACATGGGAACTGGCCTGCTCGGCGCAATCCCCGGCGCTGGCATCGTCGCCAGAGGCACAAAACGCGGTGCTGCATGGATGGACCGGAACCTGCCGGAAGGGTTTAACCGGTTGTTGGATTCTGTGTATCCGAGCGATCCGAGAAGCACCACGTTCAGCGGGGTTGGTCCAACAGACAAGCCGATGTCAGCCGCCGAATTCGATCGTCTATGGGCGCAACAAGTGCAATCTCCCACCGGGACGCCATCAACTGTAGACCCAGCGTCATACCTCAATCCTGAGAGACAATATCTGGAAGACCTTTCTCCATTGCCGAAGCGGTCAATTCGCGGCCCGTCAGGTAGTCCTAATCGGCCGAGAAAGGAAACAGAAGTCCAAGTCTATCACGGCACAACATCATCAGATGACTTTCCAAAGTTTGATCCCCATAATTTTGGCGCATCTGACACGTCGGGTAAGGTTTACCTCACGGATCATCCGGCGATAGGATCATACTACGCTGATCCAGACATCATGAAAAAGCTGGAAGACCCGAATTATCGAGATTGGGAGCGTCCGCGCGTCATGCCGTCATATCTCGATACGGAAGGATTTGCGGTCATCGACGCTCGCGGAAAGCCGATCGATGATGTTGAGTATTTCGAAGATCTCCGCAAACAGGGGTACAAAGGCGTAGTGCTAAAAAACGTGCTCGACGTGTCCGGCCCTCACAAGGGCGGCAAGACCCCCTTTGCAGTCCAAAATCAGTATGTGACGTGGACGCCGGGAACATTGAGAAGCTCAATTTCAGAACAACAGCTTTACAATGCGGCTCCATACATTGCAGCGCCCGCTATCAGCTATGGCCTTTATGGCGCTAGCGACGATGAGCAAGGCGTGAACTGATCATGCCGAAAGACTATGCTGAGACGGGGATGGACGACCTCAAACCCCAAGACCTGACCGAAGACAATTTCGGTCTATGGCGTCGGCATCCGGCGACCAAGGCATTCATGCAATATCTGAATGACTATGCCCAGACGCTTGCCGATGGCCACATGAACAGATGGCTCGAAGGCAAGACGGAACCGGAACTTGAGGCGGAAGCATGCGGCCGCATGCTGACCCTGCGTGAGATCACGGCGTTGGAGTACAGTGACATCAAAAACCTCTATGGAATAGACGAGGAAGACATCGACAATGCAGGACAAATTACTGAGTAAAACCCGTATCGGGCAGTATGTTGAAAGTGCGTGGACTGGCCAGAATACATCCGGGATTACCCCGATCGGTGACCAGATCCTGATCCTGCCTGACAAATCAGTCGAAATGACGTTGGGCGGCATCATAATGCCGGAGTCGCTGCGTGAGACGCATAGTCTTGCCGCAGAAAGCGGCGTGATTGCAGCTATTGGCGCTGGCGCATGGACCTGGAACACGGACAGGACGCGCAGATTCGAAGGCGTAAAGCCGGAAGTTGGCCAGCGTATCTGCTTCACCCGCTATTCGGGTATGGAGCGATTCGGCAAAGACGGCGAGATGTATCGCATCATGGAAGATAAATGCATCGGCGCGCTCGTCGATGTCGAGGAAATCAATCCTCCGGCTCAAGCCGCCTAATCGACCCCGCCTTAAATCAATCGAGGACATCATGGACGAATTGAACACCGAAACGGTGAACGATGACGTGCGTCCTGACAATCAGGAACACGAGAATAACGAACCCACCGCAGCGGAGACACGCGCCCGCCGCATGGGATGGATACCGGAGGCCGAATGGGACGACAGCGGCATGGATCGCCGCCCGCGCAAGTTCCTGTCCGCCGATGAGTATGTCGAGAAGGTGGAAAACGACGTTCCCATTCTGAGGGAGCGTAACCGGTATCTGAACGGTGTCGCCGAGAAGCTTGAAAAACAGCTTACTGAGGCGACAAGCACGATCAAATCGACAAACGAGCGTGTATCTGAACTCGGCGAGCTTGTCGAGTCCTTGCATACCCAGAACATCGAAGTCGGCAGACGCGCCTATGAACAAGCCAAGCGCGATCTGGAAGCGGCGAAACGGCGCGCCGTCGCCGAGGCGGACGAGGAAACCTACGATGCGGCCGAGCGGCGGCTGAAGGAAATCGAGCAGTACAAGCCCGTCGAAAAACCGCCAAAGGTGGAAAAGAAACCTGATCCGCAGCCGGCGCAAGACGCCGTTCCCCCGGAAGCCGTGGCCTGGGTCAACAAGAACCAGGACATCTGGAACGACCGGGCTATGAACGCCACCGCCACCGCCTATCATGCGGACAATCTGGCAAAAGGCATGACGATGACGGAATCCCTTGAAAAACTGAGGGATCAGGTCAGAACGGAATTCCCGCACAAGTTCGCGAACGAACGCCGCAACGATCCTCCGGCGGTTTCCTCGACATCGCCGCCCAAACGCGGCGGGAACAAGGAGACATTCGAATCCATCCCGGCGGATGCCAAGCAGACCTTTGAACGTTTGCGGAAGTTCTACGAGGCCAAGGGCAAGAAATACACGCCCGAACAGTACGCCAAATCCTATTACCTCAATCTGAAGGAGCAGCGTCCATGACGGCAACGCAGCCCGTGCGGCAGACCCTGAATGCAAACCCCGAAAATGAGGGTGACATCGAGGCATTACGCGAAGAGGCCAAGGATCTTGGCATCAACTCGTTCGGCCTTTCCCGCAATGCCTTGCGGGCATCGATCGCGGCGGTAAAGAAGGCGCTGGAAAATCAGCCCCAGACCGTGAACGCTGCCGAATTCGATCAGGGTGAAGTCCGCGCCGACGCGCTCGGCGAGGCGCTCGGACCGAACAGCCTCAAACGCATTCCGATGGGCACGCGGGCAACCCGCCTTCCCACCGAACAGCGCCCCGGCTACTACCGGCGCTCATTCAATGACGTGCCGGGCCGCATCGAGCGCGCCCGCCGCGCCGGATACGAGCACGTAAAAGACCCGACCGGAGCGCCTGTGTCAACGCCGGTTGGAACGCATGAACATGGCGGCGGCATGCGCGCCTATTTCATGGAAATCCCGCAGGAATTGCGGGAACAGGATCTGGCGCAGAAGCGCACCATCAACGACGATATCGACAAGGTTCTGAACCGCGGCAAGGTTTCCGAGACCAAGGAAGACCGCCGCTATGTTCCCGATACCGGCATCAGCATCAAGCGCCGGTAAGACTGCCCAATCGACCGCCCCAATCGAGGCCATGACTGTTCTCGCGGGTTCGCCCCGCTTTCCCTCAACATTTGGAGTTTTCCAAAATGGCTAACGCTGACATTCCGCGCGGGCTTGTCCCGGTGCGGTATCGTAGTGGCGCGCCGTACAATGGGGCGGCCAACGTCTACTACGTTCCGTCTACTTACGGTACTGCGCTTTATATCGGTGATCCTGTTGTCACGGTTACCGATTCATCGGATGCAAACGGTGTCCAGACGGTTGCGATTGGCGCTGCTGCCGGAACCGCCGTAGGCATCCTCGGCCCGATCGTCTCGCTTGCGTTCTTCGATGGCTCGCCTGTGCTCCGCGACAGCGGGCGCTACCACGCAGCCAGTACCGAAGGATACGTGCTCGTCGCCGACGATCCTGATCTTCTCTTTGAGATTCAGGAAGATGGCGCTGGCGGTGCGATGGGCGTCGGGGCAGTCGGGCGCAACGCCCAGCTTGTTGCCGGAACCGGAAGCGCTATCACCGGCTGGTCCGGTTGGCAACTCGACTCTTCGGAGCTCGCCACCACCGACACGCATCAGTTGCGCATCGTCGCTCCGGTTCTCCGGGCCGACAATGATCCGACGCTCACCAAGGCCAAATGGCTGGTCAGCATCAATCATGGTCGCCATTCGTTCAACGATGCAGACGGCATCTAAGGGAGGCTGAAACATGTCTGTTATTACACGCGCCCAGCATCCCGCCGCCGCTTGGCCGGGGATTCGGGATTGGTTCGGGATGAACTACAAGGAATGGGAGTCCGTCTGGACACAGATCTACGAGGACAACCCATCATCCCAGTCCTATGAGGAAAGCGTCGAAGAAGTGCCGTTCGGCATTCTGTCCACCAAGACGGAATCCGGCGGGATCGTCTACGATACCTCGCACCAGGGCTACACCCAGCGTCACACCCACGTGACCTATGCGCTGGGTTACAAGGTAACGCTTGAGGAAATGCTTTTCAACCAGTATGAAAAGCTATCCCTGAAGCGCGCCGGACGCCTTGCGCGCTCGGTTCGCGAAACGGAAGAAATCCTGCATGCGCGGGACTTCAACAGGGCGTTCGATTCCAACTTCACCTTTGGTGACGGAACGACGTTCCTTTCGACTTCGCACCCGACCGACGCCGGCAACCAGTCCAACCGGCTGACGAACGATGCTGATCTGTCCGAGGCTTCGATCGAGGATATGTGCATCCAGATCGACGACTCCAAGGATTCGCGCGGTCTCCGCTTCAACAACAACATTCGCCGCTTGATCATTCAGCACGCGAATCGTTTCGAAGCAACCCGCATCGTCAAATCCGTGCTCCAGAACGACACCGCAAACAATGCGGTGAACGCCATCAAGGCAGATAACATCTTCCCAGAAGGCATTCTCGTCTGGCGTTATCTCACCGATCCGGACGCATGGTTCGTCCAGACCGACTGCGAGAACGGCATGGTGCACTATACCGCGATGGATGCGACCTTCGACAAGGATAATGAGTTCGAAACAAAGAACGCATGCGCATCGGTAGTCACAATATTCACGCATGGCTTCGACGATTGGCGCTGTTGTTTTGGAACTGAAGGCGCATGAAGCCAATAAAATCAATGGCTTAGCAAAAGCTCTGCGCCGAATTTAAAACCCTCGGCGCAGAGACTGTGCGCACTGTAGCTCACGCGTTCTTCGCATCAATCTCACCTCACCAAATCCCGCGCATGAGTGGAGTAACCCGCTCTGGCTGACTCCGGCTGCTCATGTGCTTACAGGAGACTACAATGGGACTTACAAACTTTCCAGGCGGCATCAGCAGCTTCGGCGTTCCGGTTCTGCCGGGCAGCATCCCCTTCGGCGTTGATTCCAAGGTGTTCTTTGTCGCGCCTTACCGCACGACTGCGAATGGTGCGTCTGACGGCAATGACGGGCTTAGCCCGAAGCGCGCACTGAAGACCGTGTTCGGCACGAACGGTGCGTTTTCCAAGTGCCGCGACAACAAGAATGACACCATCGTCATGATCGCCAGCGGGGCATCCGCTGCGGAAACGACTGAGGATATCGAAGAAGCTGTCGTTTGGAACAAAGACCTGGTGCATCTCATTGGGCAATCGCGCCATAGGTATGGTCAACGCTGCCGGTTCAATAACTCCGGTACAGGCGCAACGCCAATGATTCAAATCACCGGCTCGGCGTGCGTATTCGCCAATTTCCAAGCGTTCTGCGGCGGTGATAGCGGCAACCTCGTCAATGTTGAGACGACGGGTAACTACAACTATTTCGAGAACATCCACTTCGCCGGCATGGGCGATGCAACGGCGGCCGATACCGCCAGCGCGACATCACTCAAGGTCAATGGTGGTACGGAGTGCTTTTGGAAGGATTGCGTCATCGGCCTCGACACGGTTGAACGCGATGCCGACTCCAAGGGCGAGCTGTGGTTTGACGGCGGCGCATCGCGCATGATGTTCGATGGCTGCGTCCTCACAACGTATCTGTCGGCCGACAACCAGACGGTGACGATTGAGGATGGCACGGCGATCGATCGCACCATCGAGTTCCACGATTGTCGCTTTTTTGCCAAGTCCACCAACAAGGCTGTTGCACAGACAACCGTGTTCTCGATTCCTGCGGGCATTTCACAGGGCGCAATCCTTCTCACGGGCGGGACTTGCGCATTTTCGGACGGAGGCGCGGTTGACTGGGATTCTGGTGATCGCGGCATCATCTGGAATAGCGCTGTTGCGGCTGCGGACTCGGCGGCTGGCGGTATCCTGACCAACCAGTAAATTCATCTGGCAATCATCTCCAACATCATTCTAACTACAGGAGGGCCAGATGGCTCTTGCTTCTCGCTTGAAATACTTCGAAGACGCCAAACTCGGTCGCGTCTTCATCGGCTCGACTGCTGCAGCCGGTGTTGCGCTGCCGGTCGAAACTGGAACCGCGGTGACATTTGGGGTGTGGAACGTCACAACCAACAAATATGCTGTTCCGCTATGGATTTCCATGGCTTATGTTTCCGGCACAATTACGGTTGGCGGCTTCGGCCTTGCCAATCAGGATGTCGGCTATGCAACGGGCACAGCGGCTCCACTTTCAGCCTTTACTAATGGAACGCCCAAGAATGCCCTGCTCGGTGCTGGCGATGCTTCCGCGATGCGATTTACACCGTCGGCAGCAACGCTCTCAGCTGGCGGGACTCGTTGTTATCTGCTCGGGTCAGCGCATGAAATTGCGACAGCTGGCCCAGGTGTATCCACCATTCATCATGACTTCGACGGCTCGCTAATTGTCCGCCCCGGACAACTCCTTTTCCCATGTTATTCGATCGCGCAGACAGGCGTGTTCAGTATTTCGATGGGTTGGGCTGAAGTTGATATCTAAGAGGCTACCATGCAAATCTCGACCGAGACTTATGCAGACTTCGTCACTGCTGTAAAGGCAGTTGCCGGTGTTGACGTCGTTTTATATTACGACAATTCTCCAACTACATTCACCATTTATGCCATCTGCGGTGGGCGGAAGATCCGTGTCAATGTTCCGAGCTTGACGTCAAAACCTGGCGCATTTGACACAGACTTTCCGGATGCAATCCAGATGACTTCTAACTTCTCTATGGGCGCGTAAGTTAGTGGCCATCATCACAACCAGCCAAGCCCTGCATGATGGCGTGCGTAATGTCATCATGCAGTTCACCGGCATCTCCGATGGCAGCGGTCAGGAGGCCGCTGTCGTCAAGGTCGATGTCTCCGAAATGTCGCCGCCCTGCGATCGCGTAAGGATTTCAAAGCTTACGCACGATGTTCAAGGCGGAACGGTCACGCTCTCATGGGCGGCAGACACGCCCCTCGTCTTTGCCCAACTGTCCGGCCAGAACGAGACCTGCTATCGCAAGGAAGGCGGTCTGCAGAACAACGCCGATGAGAGCCGGACCGGCGATATTCTGCTTTCCACCGAAGGGTTCGAACTTGATTCCAGCTACACGATCAAGCTGGAGATGGTCAAAAAGTTCGACTGATGGCAGCAGTCCGCTCCCGCCAAGGTATGAGCCAGATCGCCATCCGTGCCGTCATCACGCGCGCTGACGGCACGGTCGAAGACCTTGGCACGATTTCCTACTGGAATAAAAACCCGCTCAGGCGGCTCGCTTACCGCATTGGGAGGCTATACAAATGGCGTCACTAGTCGTAAATACCGGCCTCGCCAATGCAACGGCGGCATGGCATGCCTACGCGTCGAGGGCGCGTTATCTCGGCTGGGGCACAGGGTCCGGGCAGACCGCAACATCAACTGATCTTGCCACGGCGGCGGCTGAGGCTCGCACCGCGGGCACGACAAGTCAACAGACGACAACGACGACCTCGGATACCTACAGAATTACGGGCACCATCACTGCGACCGGCGCGCGGGCAATTACCGAAGTTGGCGTGTTCGATGGGGCAGGAACCGGCAGCCCTCCGTCAGGGGGTTCACTTGCAATATATGGGGATTTCTCCGTAATAAACTTAGCTTCTGGAGATAGCATCCAATTTCAAGTGGACGTAGTGCTCGATCAGGCATGATCGGTGGATTTATTGGAAAAAGCATCGGCGAGCCTATTCGCCGAACTGCCCTGCAGATCGTGACGACATCCATTACACCGGATGTGGCCGTTTCACGTGCAATTTCGATTACCATCACGGCGGCGCTGATGTCTCTCTCGGCCGTTATTTCAACTCTACGCCGTCATCCTGGGAAACCTTTGCTGTTCAGGAATTCAGGCGGCAAACGCGGCTACTGGCGAGGCTCAAGATAATGCCGATACGCAAGAAATGGAAGCTTGGGGACCATCTCGTCAAATGCGATAGAACCGGACGTACGGTCTATGCCTCTCAGTCCCGCAAGGAGTGGAACAATCTTAGGGTCTGGACGAAGGCATGGTTCCCACGCCAGCCGCAAGACCTCGTGCGCGGGTTGACCGACAAGCAGACCGTCGATGATCCGCGGCCGCCTACTGTCGATGAGTTTACAGGCCCGCTGACGACGGAACTGAATGCAGATCATGCTGCTGGCGCAACGACGCTGACAGTCCTTTCGTCGTTGCGCTTTGCCGCCAGCGATCGCGTCCTCATCGGCCTCAATAATAATTCCATGTTTGCAACCACGGTGCAGACCATCCCCGACAGCACTTCCATCACCATAGCCGCAGGCCTTTCTTGGGCCGCTTCTGACGGCAACACCGTGATCAACACAACGCAAGTCTCCGGATCGGATATTTCATAGATGGCGACCTCGGGAAGTTCAAACTTCGACGCCACGCGCGACGAGATTATCAAGGCGGCTTACCGCAAGCTTAACGTTATCCGCGGTACTCAGACGCCGAATGCGCAGCTTATCACGGATGGAGCCTTTGCGCTCAACGCCGTTGTCAAGCATCTGCAGGCGCGTGGCATCCATGTCTGGACCGTGACCGAAGCGACCTTGTTTCCGCAGCCGGGGCAAGTAAAGTATGCTGTCTCATCAGCCGCAGGCTCCGATCATGTAACGAGTTCGTTCGTCAAGACCGAGATCGCCACAGCCGCAGCGAGCGGGGCTTCGACGATCACCGTCGATTCCGACACCGGGATTTCAGATGGAGATAATATCGGCATCGTGGTTGACGACGGCACGGTTCATTGGACGACGGTCAACGGCGCTCCTGCGTCTGACGTCATCACCTTGACCGCCGCTCTCGATGACAGTTCGGCTGTCGATAATGAGGTTTATGCCTACACGAACAAGATCGTGCGCCCGCTCAAGATCGTCAATGCGCGCTGGGTTGATGCCGATACCGGATACGAGACACCCGTCATCGAGATGATGGCAAATCTCGATTACCGCAGGCTTCCGAACAAGACGCAAACTGGTGCCGTCACGCAGATGTTTTATGACGCGCAATTGACGACGGGGCAAGCCTATCTGTGGCAGGTTCCTGCGGTCTTTGAAGGCTACGTGAATTTCACATGGCATCGCCCGATCGAAGATTTCGACGCGGCCGGTAACAATCCCGATCTGCCAGCTGAATGGATTCGTACACTTATTTGGCTGACCGCGATGGAGATGGGGCCGGAGTTCACGGTTCCGGAAGCAACATGGAACCGCGTTGTAACAATGGCGGCTTCATCGCTTGATGACATGGAAGGCTGGGATCGCGAAGAAACCAGCTGGGATTTCCAGCCGGATATGGGTTGGGGCTGATGCAGATTCCGTTCGCTTTACAAAGCTACAGGCACGCCAGCCTGCCGCTATCAGCGCAGCGCGTCGTTAACATGTACGCCGAGGCCCAGCCGCAGGGCGCAAAGGCGCAGATGCCTATTCTTGGCTGTCCCGGCATCGATTCCCGCGTAACGCTCGGCTCCGGGCCGATCCGAGGCGCGCATGTGATGGACAGCACGCTCTATGTTGTGTCCGGCGGCACGCTGTATCAGGTCGATGAAGACGACGACACGACCACACTCGGCGGCGTCGTCTCCGGAACCGGGCCGGTCTCGATGGCGGATAATGGCTCCGAGCTGGTCATCGTCAACGGCACGAACGGCTATATCTGGTCGTCCCTGGCAGGCTTCCGGCTGATCTCCGATACGGATTTCAATGCGGCCGATACCGTGACATTCATAGACGGCTTCTTCATGTTCAACGAAACCGGTACGGGGCAGTTCTTCCGTTCCGATCTGCTGGACGGCACGAGCTATGACGGCACGGCGTTCGCGACGGCGGAAAGCCAGTCCGATGATCTGCTCGCCGTCCGCAATCACAAGCAAGTGCTTTACTTGCCGGGTGAACGCTCGATAGAGCTGTGGAGCAATGTCGGCGCGGCAAACTTCCCGTTCCAGCGCATTCCCGGCGCGACGATCGACCGGGGCGTTGCCGGATCGTTCGCCATTACCGATGAGGATGAATCCCTGTTCATTCTCGGCGATGACCGAATCGCCTATCGTCTCAACGGCCGCAGTCTCCAGCGCATTTCCACGCACGCCATCGAAATCGAGTGGCAGAACTACTCCACCATATCCGATGTGATCGTGTTTTCCTATACGTGGAACGGTCACAAGTTCATCTGCTACACCTTCCCGGAAATCGCATCGACATGGGCGTTTGATGTTGCAACGAACCTTTGGCATGAGCGCAAGAGCCACGACCGGCTCGGCAATGATCTCGGACGCTGGCGGGCGAATATCACGATCTCGGCCTATAGCCGCGTCTATATCGGCGATGCGTTCTCCGGCAAGCTCGGCACTCTCAGCAACTCGACATATACCGAGTTTGGAGAAGATACCCGCGCAATCGCCGTTTCGCCGCCTATTCACGATCCGAACGGCAAACGGCTGTTCATGCCGTGGTTCGAGCTGGACATGGAAACCGGCGTCGGACTGACATCCGGACAAGGCTCCGACCCGCAGGCGATGCTGTCGATTTCCGATGATGGCGGCCGGACATTCGATCCCCCGGAAGTCTGGTCGTCAATGGGCAAGATCGGCGAGTATGGCGGCGGCTACCGTGTAGCGTGGGATCGCCTGGGGGAATTTCACAACCGCTGCATGATGATCGAAATCTCCGACCCCGTGCGCCGGGCGATCTACGGCGCGCGTGCGCCTGAATTGAGTGTCGGGACATGACGATCCCCGACGCCTACCGCCCGACGCCGATCCCGGAGCTTGACGGCAACGTTCCCATCGTCGATCCAAAAACCGGACTGCCGACGATGCAGTTCCTGCAAGCCTATGAGCGGTTCCGCAACTATGTCAATGCCGGGAACCGGGTCATTCCGTGCTCGGCATCAACGGCCGCGAACAAGATCACGCTGACGCCGAATGATGCATCACCGATGATCGAAGGCTATCGGGATTACGAGATCTTCGTCGCGATAGCCGACGCAACGTCGGATGGCGATGTGACGGCCACTGTGGTTCCGGAAACGGGCGTTTTAGACACGCTGAAAGTCTTTAAAACGGACGGCGCGGCGCAAGCTACCACCGGAGATATCGTCTCGGGATCGCTGTATCTGTTCGTGTTCGGCGACCCGTATGACAGTGCGGCTGGCGGTTTCGTTCTTAAGTGACGATCCGCGAAGCCGTCCGCGCCGACATTCCGCACCTTGTCGTCATGGGTTTGCACTTTGTCCGAAGTGGCGATTACGCCGGACATCTGGATGAAAACCCGGACGCGCTCTTCGATACCATGCTCCGGTTGATCGAGAGTGGAGACGCCCTCCTGCTCGTGCAGGGGGAAGACAAACCAACCGGGATGATCGGCGCGCTGATCTTCAGCCATCCATTATCACATCAGACCTTCTTCAGCGAACTGTTCTGGTGGGTTGAACCGGATCACCGCGGCAATGGTCTTGCTCTTCTCCGCATGGCGGAAAAGTGGGCAACGGCGCGCGGCGCATCTCACAGCATCATGATCTCCCCGGATGAACGGGTTTCGCGTGTGTACGAAACGCTTGGCTACTCCCTTCTGGAGACCCACTACGTGAAGGAATTCCCTGAATGATCGGAACGACAGCAGCTTTGCTCGGTTCTGCCGCGCTTGGTCTGGGCGGATCTTTTCTATCCTCGCAGGCATCGAAGAAAGCCGCCAAGACACAGGCGGCAGCGGCGCAGCGCGCGGAAGCGAAGTTTGCGCCTTTTTACAATGCCGGACAAGGTGCGGTAACGACGCTCGGACAGTTGTTCGGCATCGGCGCGGACGGCCAGCAGACGGGACAGGCGGATTTCAGCAACTTCTTCCAGTCGCCGGATTACGAATTTGCCCGCGGCGAAGGCTTGAAGGCGCTGGAATTCTCGAACGCGGCGAAGGGCCAGCTCAATTCCGGTAACAACATGCGCGATCTGGTCTCGTTCGGTCAAGGGCTGGCGACGCAGAATTTCGGGAACTACTTCAACCGGCTCTTGCAGCTTTCGCAACTCGGATCGAACGCGGCGGCGGGCCAGGCGGAACAGATCGGCAATCAGGGGCAGGCTCAGGCATCCGGGATTATCGGTTCGGCGAACGCGATCAATCAGGGGCTTTCAAGTTTCGGCAACAACCTGATGATGTCCAGCGTTTTCGGCGGCGGCCAGACCAATCCGAGCGCGTACGCCAATAACCCAGCACAAGCCAATCTCTACAGCCCGCAGGCATGGGGCGCAACCTACGCTTAGGAACCATCTATGGCCAATTACTCGATAGCCCTAGGCGCTCAGCCGCCGCAGATCGACGTGGGCAACGCGCTCGCGCTCGCCGCGCAGATGCAGCGCCAGAAGGCCGCCGAAGCGCAGGCGCAGCAGGGCATGGAACTGGATCGTCAGCGCTTCGGCTTGCAGCAGCAGGAGTTTCAGCGTGGAGTTGATCAGGAGACTGCCCAACGCAACGCCCTGGCCGAATATACCAAGGCACAGCAAGGAGGCGATGAGAACGCATTGTCGCGGCTCTCAGCCTATCCTGAACTGCAAAGCAAGGTTCTTGCCGTTCGCAATAGCATGGCGGAAGCTGAGCGCGGCCAGTTCGATCAGAAATTGATCCGCAACGCGCGCCGGGCGCAGCAGGTCATGGGCGTACAGGGTGACGCCAAACAGCAGGCGTGGATGGGCGCACTTGATGACGCCGTGCAGTCCGGTGACATTACCCCGCAAATGTACGAGCAATACGCGGCACAGCCGCCGAACGATCTGCTCTTGCAGAACATCGTACAGCAGGCTGTACCGATACAGCAGCTTTACCAGCCGCCGACTGCGAACATGCAGGAGCTGGAAGCGGCGGGCATTGAGCCGGGGACCGAGGAATTCCGGGAACGGATCGCGCCCGCTCCGCTGCCGAAGTTTGAGAAGCTCGGCAACAGGCTGGTGCGGATCAATCCGGATGGCAGCACTGCGGACATGACGCCGCCCGGCATGCCGATGACATCTGAAAATCCTCCTGCTGGCTATCGCTACACACCGGACGGACAGAGCCTCGAAGCAATCCCCGGCGGCCCGGCAACGAAGCTTCCAGGCGATATGGCCGGACGCGTCGCGGCGCTGCAAACCGCCAAAGAGAGCTTCGCTGATGTCCGCAACTTCTATGAGGGGCAGGACTGGGGAGATCGCGCGAGCCAGCTTATTAACAGCGGGAGCGCCGGACGCGTTGAACGTAATGTAAGACTAGCGATTGAAGCGGCGCTGCGCGCGATGACCGGCGCAGCCGCTCCCGAAAGCGAGGTCGAGAATTATCTGAATATCTTCGGACCGTCCGCGCTCGACACGCAGGCGACAATCAAGGACAAGCTCGACCGTCTTGAGAGCTTCATGGGTAACGTTGAGGCGAACATTGCGCAGGGGCGCAGTTCTGCTCCCGGTGCGGACGGAATGAAGGATGCATCCAGACTACAACAGGAAGAACCTACCCAAATCACCACGCAGCAGGAATATCAGGCATTGCCACCTGGAACGCAATACATCGCACCTGACGGCAATATCAGGATTAAGCAGTGATGGCAGAATTCTGGGAAAATGATCCCGTGGCAAGCGGCCAAGCTGCGGATTGGTGGAAAAACGATCCCGTTGCTGCACCGCTGCGCGATCGACTGTTCGAGAAACCCGAAGACGAAGCGCTCTATCAGACCGAACTGGCGAAAATCACCGAAGAGCGTTCAAAGCCGCGCGTGCCAACGCCGGATGACGAATTCTCCCCCGAGGAACTGGCGCAAAACCGCGTCATGCAGCTTCGTGGGCGGGAGCATGAACAGCAGGGTTTTGACGAATCCCGCACGCCGCTGAAGCGCGTAACGGATGCCTCGACGTTTACCTTGTCCGCAATTCCGCGCGCGTTGACAGGTGGCCGTCATGGCCTCGGCGACGTTGCCGGGCTTGTGTCGGAAGAAGCCGGGGAAACCTATAATCAGGCTGAAGCCGATTTTGCGCGTGCAAATCGGGGCTGGTTGGAACCTGTCGCGAAAGTTGGCGAGGCAACGATCGGCATTCCGTTCTTGCAATCGATGGGCGGCGTTCCCGGTCAGATGATGAGGACTGGACGCGCGGCTGCGCAGCGCTACGCCGCGCCGGTGACGAACCGGTTCGCGTCGCAGAGGCAACCCGGACCCGCGCCCGTGGCAACGCCAGAACAAGCCTACGGCCCGGCGCAGCGCATTCAGGACCGCCAAGCCTTCGTTGACGAGGGTATTCCGGAATTTGCGCCTGCGTTCGGATCGAAGGGCCTCGCCCGCACCGGACGCACGATCGAGGAAGTTCCGCTTGTCGGCGGAACGGTCAAGGTGCCGAAAACCGCCGTTGAGCAAGCTATGCTTGAAAGGCAGCGCAATATCGCCTCACAGGCGGGCGCTGCGGCCAGTCAGGAAGAAGTCGGGCGGATATCGCAGGGCGGGCTTTCGCGGTTCCGTGGGGCAAATCTGGAGGACCTGGAGCGGTCTCGCGTGCAAGGGCTTGGGTTGACGCCAGACCGACCGCCTTCTGCTCAGGCTGGCAATGTTACCATCAATCGCCCAAGCCAGTTGAATACTGCGCAGATGACGGACGCGCAATTGCGCGCGGCGGCGGAATCTCGCGTCAATCTACCGGGCTCAACCCGGTCCCGCGTGGAAGATCTGACGCCGCAGGAAGTGCAGAGGATCGTCTCTCTCCCCGCGAGAGACACAAGCTTTGCCACAAAAGCATCAGCACTATATAGGCAAGCGGAAGACGCCTTGCCACGCACCATGCGCGTGAACGATACGGCCAATCCTGGACTTCTTGCTACGCGGAATTCCCAGCGCGTAGTTAATGGTATGTTGCGACAAGAGCAATCCGCAAGCATCAGCGGGGGCGTATTGGAAGGCCGGTTTGGGCAGTTGGTGCAACGTCTTGCCAATCCACGCTCGAACTTTACACTGGATTCGATGCGTGCGGCGCGCACGGAAGTCGGACGCGCGCTGTCCAGCTTTGGCGAATTCGACGTGCGACTTGATCGCACCCAGCTAAAGCAGCTTTATGGCGCGATCTCAGGCGACTATCAATCTGGCCTCGTGGCGCTTGCGGCCCGTGCACGGCGCGGCGCGCGTGATGGAAGCGTTCCGGTCTCTGTCGCCAATGAAGCCGACCGCGCCTTGCAGCGCTACCGTGTTGCTGACAGATACTTCCGCAACGGCATTGAGCGCATGGATCGCTTCATGAGCGTGCTCGGCGCGGATACGCTGGAACAGGCATCGAAACGCATCGCCTCCTATCTGCGCGAGAATACGCAGAATATCCGCTCTCTGGAAAGCATGTCATCGTCTCTCCGGCCGGAGGAATGGCGCGCGGTGCTCGGCAATGTCGTCGAGCAGCTCGGCAGGTTGACGCCCGGCGCGCGAGAGGCTGAGCGGGTTTTCTCATTTGAGCGCTATGCAACCGATTGGGCCAAGATCAGCCAGAACCCTCGCGTCTTGGCCTTGTTCCGTCGCTCACTCGGCAATGAAACCGTCCGTTCGCTTGAGAATATGGGACGCATCGCCGAACGGATGAAGTACTATGAGACGACGAAGAACTATAGCGGATCTGCCTACACGGCTGGGGCTGGAGCTGGCATGGCAGCGCTACTTACGCCGGGTGCGTGGCCGTTGCTGATTGCAGGCATTGCCGGACCCGGCGTCGTCGGCAAGGTCATCACTAGCAAGGCGTTCGCTTCGTGGGTCAATTCGCTGAACCGCGCTCAGGTGCGGGTAGGCTCTTCCGTGACGGCGACAAAGCAGGCGGCTCGCCCTCATCTTCAAAGATTGGCACGGCTCGCAGCCAAGGAGCCTGATCCCGAAGTTGCGGCCGCAATGTCTGCTCTCGGAATAGCGATCGAGCAGCAGTTAGAGGCAGCCACTCGTCAACAAACCAGCCCAGCACAATGACGACGCCGAAACACCACGACAGTTCGAGAATGAGCGTCATGATGCTATGCGGGATTTCGTGCATCGCATACCAGAATGGGGCGATGGCGTAGCCGACCGGCATCGACAGCGCAGCGCCAAGCATGATCATTCCGAAAAGCTGCAGGATCGAGCGGACGGCAGTCAACCCTGCCCCCGCGCCGCTCTCGCAATCCGAATAGAAGACCAGAAGATAAGACCGAAGGTTACGAATAGCGTGGCAGTGGCGACAATGGCGATGGTCTCGGTTGTGACGTTCTCATCGAACCACATGAAACCAGTTACCAGCGCACCAAATAAACAAACCTTGCCTGCAGAACCAAGTGGGCTGAGCAACCATGTCAGTTTGGTTTCACGTGTTTCGATGGCCGATACACTCATAATGTCCTCATAGGAAAATGAAATGAACCCTGAACAAGTTATGGACATTCAGCGCAAGCTCTCCGCGCAAGGTCTTTACACCGGTAAGATCGATGGCGTTATCGGACCGGAAACAAAGGCCGCGATAGAACTTATGCGTGCCCGTGAGGATAGGGCGGCAGAGTCAGAAAGGCAAGGAAAAGCGCAGGAAGCGGAGACCAGAGCCGCAGAAGCCCGCGCAAAGGAAGCCGCTGCTCGTGCCGAGCAGGAGAAGCAGTTAACCGAGCGTGAATCCGCAGAGCGTTCGACGGGTAGACAGGCTACGGAATTCGGAAAATTTGCGCTGCCGATAGGCGCAGGCATATGGTATGGCGACCGCGAAGCGCGGAAGACCGAAGAACGCATCGGAAAAATGTCTCCAGATATGCAACGCAATATGGGCGTAACGCGTCGGTTCGCGCCATATCTATCCCGTACCATGACGCGTTTTCTGCCAGAAGCTGGCGTTGCATTTGCAGGTGCGGAAAGCTTGCGCGAAAGCAATCCCGTCTTATCCGAAGTGTCTCAGGCTGCTGGGACTGGACTTCTAAGCGCAGGATTGACCAACTTCGGTGAAGGTTTGGCTCGATCATTTACGGCACCGGATGTTCCGGGTGGCCCGCAATCAACGCCGCCTCCAGTAGCTCCTCCGCAAAGCCGTCCAGCCATTGCACCGCCCGCACAGTCCGTGCCGACAAACGCACAGACGCTGATCAATGCCGCGCGCGCGGCTGGCGCAGAAGGCAAGCTGACAAAGGCGAGCGCTGCAAAATATCTCCAGAAGAACATTACCGATCAGAACCGGGCAACGGTCGCGAAAGCCTTGCGCGTGAGTCCCGGTCCAAACTTCACCGAACGGCTCACCAAAAAGGTCAAAGGGCTTTCGTCGTCACGGAAAACTCTGCCCGGCATCGCCCTGCCGTTTGTCGCCGGAGCGATCGGCTATGATCTTGCCACGAGTGACGCAGAAGCGCGCGGGCTGTCCCCGGTGGAAAAGACCACGCGCGGCCTTGCGACAGGGACAGCGGCCGCCGGGATGTACGAAGGCGGCAGACGGATTGCGAACAAGGTGCTTTCGCCGTTGGCAAGAGGCATGTTCGAGCCGGGCATGGCCATGAGCTTCGACCCCCTCGAAGGCGGCTCGCGCGAAGCCACGGAGCAGAACATCTCCGAAGCGCGCGGACAGGCATCGTCTTTTGCACCGGGACTGGCCGAGAACATCATGGGCATCCCCCGATCGGAAGGCGAGATGTACAGCAAGGCGCAAGTGCCGACGCCAAATCCCGCTCGTGGACTTCCCGCAGGCGCAGACCCCGATGTAGCGAAAGCATGGCGTAAAAGCCCCCGCCGGACGATCATCGAGCTTTCCAGATCATCCGGCCTCGATGCTCAGGACATCGCCACGCTTGCCGGTGTTGCTCCCGATGAAGTCAACTCCATCATGGGGGCGATACCGCAACAGGCAATGGAAATGCGGGCGTCTCCATAAGGCAAAAAGCAGCAAATCGGAATTCACTGGCCCGCTAAGCGGGCTTTTTTATTGCATGAGGCAAAGCCCGTGAGTGGACGCTTTTCTGACCCTTTCATCCAGTATCTGGATTCAACGCCGAATGTGCGCAGCAGCGCGCGGCTGTTCTTCTACGAGAACGGCACCAGCACCAAGCTGGACACATATCCGACGCTTGCCGACAGGATAGCGGGAACGAACGCAAACACCAATCCGATCGTTCTGAATTCTACCGGTCATCCATCTGTCGGCATCTTTCTGAAAAATCAGGGCTATACGGTTGTCCTCGCACCATCCGGTTCGGATGACCCGCCAACATCGCCGATCTGGACCGCCGATGACGTTTACGGTACGGACCTTTCGACGGTCACGGAGACGAAAGTCGGCTCCGGGTCACCGACTGGCGTCGTTGCCGGAACGGCAGGTTCATCCGGTGTGCTTCCAACGCTGTATTGGGACTATACAAATGAGATTCTCTACGTTGCATCAGTCACCGGCACCGCCGCAACCACCGAATGGACGGCGCTCAACGCATCAGCGGCAACACCCTCCGTCCCGCCACCGCAAGGCTATCTGACGCTCGTAACGGGCACGCCGGTCATCACCTCGGATCAGGCGGCGAAAACCGCCGTCTTCTACACGCCTGATAAGGGCAATCTGATCCCGATCTATAACGGGTCGAACTTCACACCGACCGAGTTTTCAGAGCTTACACTCACGCTCGTTGCCTCACACGTAGCGAGCGCGATCTATGATATTTTCGTCTGGTCCGAATCCGGCGTTGTCACGATCGGAACCGGACCAGCCTGGAGCACCGCGACGGCTGGATCTGGCGCGCGCGGCACGGGGGCCAGCACGACCGAATTGACGCGGATCAAGGGTTTGCTGGTCAACGCAAATTCCATGACGGCGCGCAACAGCAGCACGACCTATACGGTCGGGGCAAATCTTGGAACCTATGTCGGCTCCATCTTCATGGATGGAACGAATGGGCAGGTGACGTGTCATCGGTCCTTCGGACAAACCCGAAAGTGGGGGCTGTGGAACGCGTATAATCGACGCCGCCTTTATTTGAAGGCGGGTGATTCTACGGCAAGTTGGGCATATAACACGGCTACGATTCGAGCATCAAATAATGATTCCGACAATTCATTGACCGTCTTCAGCGGTCTTGCCGAAGAATATTATGACTTGCGTTTCAAACAGCGCATCGAATCGGAATCGGCATCTGTGGCAAGGCTGAATAATGGCATAGGATGGAATTCAACAACCTCCATGAGTGGATTTTTAGGTGTGATCGGAAGTAATGCTGGTGGAAGTTCCGTCAGCGTAACTGGGAACGGTGTCGCGTCTTATCTTCAAACTCCAGCCCTTGGCATCAATGTTGTAACTGCATTGGAAAATGCCGCAGATCCAAGTGGTACCGATACGGATTGGTTTGGATCGGAAAACCATATGCTGCTTACTGCAAGATGGATGGGGTGATTAGCGCGCAAGTGGTCTTGCCACAAGCGCATGGACCAAGCGCTTGGCGGAATCGCTAATTTGCGTCACTTTTCCGGGTTTCCATCGTTCATGTCTCTTCTCGGCCGTATCGATGGATGATGACGCCAGCACATTATGCAGAACCGGCTCCGGCCAGACGCCAAGCGTTTTGATCTTGTGCTCCCAAACTCGCGCCATGTCAAAATCAATGGGTGCCGTGCGTTGCGTCTTCCATTCGATGAACCGCCGCGCTCCCGCAGGCGTGATCAGGTAAGCCCCCATATTCATGGGGATACGCAAATAGCGGACGATCCTGTAATCGCCAGACAGTTCAGCCTGAGTAAGGATGATGCGCTTCTTGCGGATCGAGCTTATCCGCAGAATATCGAAAGGCAGATCGAGACTGAGGATTTCTTCCAGCAGACCGGGGAATTCCGGCTTGATCCGCTCGTCATCTTCAAAGACAAGCCCCGGCTTGCCGCTCAATTCAACCTGCCTCATGACGCTGAGGTGGCTTGCGTAGCACCCGATCTCGCCTCGGCTTAGGTCCGAGCCGGTGAAATACGGCGCGAGCCAATGCGGCAGGTTATTGCTGCGTATTGCCGAGAATCGCTCATACGAAATACCAAGTTCCTTGAACTGGCGATCCATGAACTCCAAGCGGTCTTTGTCTGCATCAAGATTAATCAAATAGACCGGAATGTTTTTCATCTGAAATCCCCCCAAACCAGAAATCGTGATCGATTATGCCAGCACCAGCCAATCTTGTCCACGAACTCAGCACGACGACAGGGACTGGAAATCTAACCCTCGCCAATGTCAATGGCAAAAACAACTTCAATGACGCCTTCGGCACTGGCGGCACGGACACGTTTGACTATTTTATAAGCAGCCAGTCCGCTGCAGAATGGGAACGCGGGACCGGGCACCTTTCCGACGCCACGACGCTTGTCCGCGACACCGTACTCGAATCCACGAATTCTGACGCCGCCGTAAACTTCTCCGCAGGGACGAAGGATGTCACGAATGACGTTCCGGCCGCGCTTCAAGTCTATCTTAACAGCGACGGCGGCATCGACCTATCAACTAACGATGGCATCGATATCAATCCAGGTTCTGATGCTGACGCGGATCTTCTGACGGTAGGCGTTACCGGTGCTCCGACTTTCTCATGGGATGAAAGTTCAAATCAGTTCCGCTCAACACACGGATTGATCATTGGTGCGACCGGAGACGGCGCGCATACGATTGCCGGCGTGTCCATCGTCTCCAATTTTGAAATCCATTCCGAGGGCGGTACCGATCCTGGCGGACTGTCCGTCCATCGTCATGCTGATAGCCAAGTGCTTGGCGGCCATGCGTTATTCTTGAAAAGCCGGGGAACGCACGCCAGCCCGACTGTTGTCGCTGATAATGATATTCTCGCTTGGCTCGACGGCCTAGGCTATGACGGCACGGATTATGAATCCGCCGCCGCGATCCAGTTTCTGATCGATGGCACTCCCGGCAATAACGACATGCCGGGAGAGATCGCGTTTTTCACCAATGCAGGCAGCCAGACGCTTACGCGGCGTATGTCGATCCGGGCGGACGGTAGCGTTGAAATCGTTAGCGCAACACTCACATTAAACGGCAACGCCGCCCTTGATGTTGGCGACATCAATGCAAGCGTCCAAGCTTTTGACGCCGATACACTGAAAGCCGACACTCCAGACACGCTGACGGCAGGCTTTGCTCACACCGTCGACAATGACGGCACGCAATCCACCGGAACCTACACGCCGGATCAGGACGGCGGCAACATGAAACGCATCGTCAATGGCGGCGCTTTCACGCTTGCGCCTCCGACAGATGATTGCTGCATCATCGTTCAGATCACCAATAACGCATCGGCTGGTGCAATCACGACATCCGGCTTTACCGGCGTCTTCGGCGATGCCTTCACGACCACCGATGGCGATGATTTTATCTGTACGATCATCAAGATCAACGGGTTCTCGTCTCTCACCGTGCAGGATGTAAGCTGATGTTTGCCGTGTTTCCTGCGCCCTATGTTGCCGCAGCGGCTGGCGTCACCTCACTCGCATTTCACGACGATGCCTATAGCGCAACTCATGAGATAACCGTTCCGACATTGCAAGCTGGCGATATGATGGTCGTATCTGATTATGCATTCAATGCAAGCGGAAGACCCACACTTGTCACGCCGTCCGGTTTTACAAATTGGGTCGATTTAGCGGATGTGTCAGGCTTTGGCAGGCTGGCCGTATCGTATAAAATAGCCGTTGGCGACGAAACCACCCTGACATGTATGAATGGAACCTTTTTTGATACTAAAATACTGGCAATATTTCGCCCTGACGTTCCCATATCAACGATAACGGCGTCCACAGCCACAAGTGAGGCGACAAACGGAAATCCATCCGCACAAAATATTGTTGCAACATCTGGAACATTGCCTCTTGTCGCTATCGGCGTGTATTTGAACGGCGGGCTTAGTGGCGTTGATCCTCGCACCATGAGCCCTGCGGCAACAGCAGAGCTTAACTCAGGCGCTACTACGGCACACTATATGAAGTATCAATTACAGAATGTGTCTCTTGCCGACGTATCCATCGACATGGACGACGAGGGCAGCGACAACATGCTGGCTGGCGGCTATCTGTGGGCCGCCTGACGCCCACTCCCGCAATCTCAAATCCAGCCCCTTCTCAGGGGCTTTTTCTTTCCTGAAATCGAAGGACATAGCGAATGGACATCTCTGAACGCGGCATCCGGCTGATTCAAGAGTTTGAGGGAAAGCACAAGCTGCTATCCGATGGCCGTTATAAAGCTTATCTCGACACTCTGGCAAAGCCGCCAGTATGGACGATATATTGTGGCCTGACTCGCGGTGTGCATGAAGGTATGATTTGCACTACCGCGGAAGGCGACAAGTTTTTTGCCAAAGAGCTTGCAATATATGAAGACGCCGTTGAACGGTTGATAGATGTTGAACTTAACCAGAACATGTTTGATGCTCTGACAAGTTTCACATATAATTGCGGTGTCGGAGCATTAGAAAACTCTACACTTAGGCGTGTTCTTAATCAAGGTAAATACGAGCAGGTTCCTGCGCAGTTGATGCGGTGGGTTCATGCTGGCGGCAAGGAGTGGGCGGGCCTGGTGCGTCGCCGCAAGGCCGAGGGCGCTCTGTTCATGGAACCGATGCCCATCGATGAGCCTGCGGGTGAAGTGGATCAGCCCGATCTAGTGCCGCAGATGCCGCAGCGCGTCGAAGAGGCCACGGTCGGCAGCGCCAAAGACGCCATGCGGGAGAGCTGGACCATTCGCGGCGCTCTGATTGCCTTCCTCGCCACCATCAGCGAGACTGCCGTCGAAGCTTACGGCTGGCTGACTGGCGTTGCAAGGGATGCCGGAACGGAGTTGACGGCGCTCAAACAGGTCACAGGCCCGTTCGACACGATCCTCGTGACGATGAAATCCGCCCTTCCGGTGCTGGCCGTGGTCGGCATCGTGATCGTGGTTTCCCGCCGTCTGAGCGCAGCGCGTGAAGGACGCACGGGCTAATGGCCGGCCTCTTGGCGCTTGCATTCAACCCGTCTGCATGGATCGCGGTCGGGCTGGCACTGTTCCTGGGCTTTTCGACGGGTGCCGTGAAGGGCTGGAACGCCTCAAACGCCGATCACTGGCGCGCTCAAGTCACGGAGATGCAACGCGCCGCCGCGCAGAAGGAAGCCATCATCAAAGCCGACGCGGAGCGCGCTGAAGCCGACCGCGCCGAAATCGCCAGGCTTCAAGCCACCGTGGAGAGCATAGCACATGAGAGCCGTCTTGCTGGTTCTTGCCAGCTTAGCGAGTCTGAACTTGGCAAGCTGCACAAGCTCGCCGCCGGCAGTCGTTGACACGGCGTTGCGCTGTCCTCCGGTGCCGTCAGACATCGTTGCCGAGAGTCGCCGTAAGCCGCGCGTAGAAGGCGATACGGCAGCGCAAGTGGCCGCGAACCTTATAGTGGACGGCCATCGGAAAAACTCGGCTTTGAAGCGTGCTATCGCCGCTCATGAGGAATGCCGTTCGTCGGATTAATGGTGATCCAGGTGTGCATGACTTCGTTGGCTTCGCCTTCATCACGCATGTTCACGGTTATCTCGTTCGCAAAGCCGTGCAAAATCAACAGATCGCCCGGCTCAACACCAGCCATTGCGGGATCAGAATCTTTGTGAACTCTATATTTCACTATTTGTGCTCCCATGGTCATGAGAGTTTCCTTAACCGATTGAATCATCTGTAGATTATACCACAGACTTACGAGCGGAGCAACGCCGATCTAGTCCATCGACGCTGCTCCCACCAAAGACGAAAAGAGGATTTCGTCAGTGGCACAGCAACCATAAAGTAAAAAACAGGACTGAAACATGGCAGCTACTACAAATGCGGAGCAGGGTGCAAATGGATTGGGTCGCCGGTATGCTCGACCGGATGCGGGAAAGTCAGCACGCGGATCGACAAGTACTGCTCAAGGTGTTAGAACA